CTGGAAAACGGGTGGTTGTCCTCTATGATAATGACCTTGCCGGGGATGAAGGCGCTAAACGCGTGGATGGGATACTCCGATCGGTTACGGAGAGCATCCGGTATATTCATTGGCCTAAAGGCTTCCCGGAGGGGTTTGATGTCCGCGATCTTTATAAAAAGGAAGGGGCTAAAGGCACTATAGGGTTCATAGAATCTAACCTTTCCGACTCCCCCAGGGGCGCGCCGATTGTGGAGACCCGTATTAACGGCGGAGCGGCTCCCAGGAGCGCATCCGATAAACTGGACGGTAGTGGTATGGACCCGGAAATGGTATATGACGCCTATAAAAAATGGCTCCATCTGCCCGATACTCTGGTATTGGATTTTATCTTTGGAGCGGTTATTGCCAACCGGTTACCCGGCGACCCCTTATGGGGCCTATTGGTTGGACCCAGTGGGGCCACTAAAACCGAGTTGCTCCAAACCCTGACTGGTGCACCGATGATAGCTACCGCATCGACCATGACCCCACAGGCTTTGATCTCCGGTTTTAATCATTCTGGGGCTGTAGATCCCAGTATGATTCCAAAATGGAATGGTAAAGTAGTCATTTTTAAGGATATGACTACCCTTTTGGCAATGAATAAAATCCACCAGGATGAGGTATTCTCCATTCTTCGAGAAGCGTATGATGGGCATGTAGAAAAACCATTTGGCAATGGTGTCCATCGGTCATATGATTCAAAATTTGGTCTCATCGCTGGCGTTACTCCGATAATTGAGATGTTTGCTGAAGGGCATACCGCGATGGGTGAGCGGTTTCTTCGGTACCCAGTGCTGGTTCCGAGAACTATTGAGGGTAAACTTGAATTGGCCAGGCGTGCAATGAATAATAAATTCAATGAGGTAGAGATGCGCTCCGAGCTTCGGGATATAGCCAAGGAAGTTCTTCGATATAAATTCACCGATCCTGTCGAGGTTACTCATGAAATGGATGAGAAAATTCTACATGCTGCGCAACTGTTGGCAAATCTTCGTCCAACCATTTCGAGGGATAATTTCACCAAAGAAATCACGTATAAACCCTTTGGTGAGATGGCTACGCGTTTGGCAAAACAATTTCAAAAAATGATTTATGGGGCTGCGCAATTTCGTCGTCTGACCGTAGCCGATGATCGATGCTACGAGCTTATAAAAAGGATCGTGGTGGGGACCATTCCAAGTAGAATGAATGATCTTTTAAGACCTATGTATAGACGGAATAAACATGCGTCTTATGATTTATCTGCGCTCTCTGAATACGCGAAACTCCCGCATACTACGACACAACGATTACTGGATGGGTTATGTGCTCTAAACATGTTGGAGAGGTCCAGCTATACTAGCTCACTACATACCGAATGGAAATTAACCGAGGAGGCTATTATGTTGCTGAATATATCAGAGGTTTACTTATGAACGATTGGGAGATGAAGGAGGAGGCATTAAATGATTCTTTGAACCTTTTAGCATCTATCTATAGAAGAGTATTTGATCTAAATACCAAGACGGATATACTTACTGTAATGCGATATATAAAAAAATCCATTGGGTATAGGAATGTTAGATGTACTGAATTGATAGATGACTCACCAGAAAGTTCGATAAAAAAGCATAAGAGGGTTCGAAAGTCTAGGTGTAAAATGTACCTATATGTGGATGGTACAAATAAAAGTCTTAATGACTTATTGACAATCTTTAAGATATCACGATCTACTTTTAATCTACGTGTAAAACAAGGGCATACAATTGAGCAAATGAATAATGAATTTTTTTTAAAAATCTCCAGACAAGAATCTACTTATAAACCCGGTAAGTCGCATAAATGGAATAAACAATCACGTATGGAAGTGAGGAGTAAAGAATGAGCGGTCTAGAGGTAGTGTATATTAATCGATCCGAGATAAAACTTTGGAAGAATAATCCAAGGGTTAATAATTCAGCAGCGGTCAGTCTCGCTAAAATTATACTCCAGAATGGAGTACGATCTCCTGTGATTTTATGGCGTGAAAATATGACCGCCTACAAGGGTAATACAACTCTAAAAGCACTCGATATTATCAATGCTAATACTGAGTATAAAGTACCATGTGTACTTCATGACTTTAAGTCAGAGGAAGACGCTATAGCTTACGGTATCGCCGATAATAAAGCATCTGAGTTTGCCGAGTGGGATACTGGTCTACTGGCCGCGCTATTCAATTCCACGACTGTCCCGATCAGGAAACCGGCCACTGGGTTTAAAGAACAAGAGATTTTTGACCTTTTAGCGATCAAAAAAGAGGAGAAGATGCGCCGGAAAAAGAAATCCAGTATTACCTTACAGTGCAGAGATGAGGACATAACGGAAATCAAAGAATTACTTCAAGATTGGATAAATCAAAGTGGTTTTGAGGACATGGAGGTATTTTGAATCAAAAATCTGAATTTGTTCTACAGCATGGACCTAATTGTACAATAGCGCAATGGCAGGAAATGATCAACACATGGGCAGACTTGAAAGGCTGGAATCAGGAGGAGAAGCTATTGCCTAGCGATATATTAGCAAATTTGATGAAAATTGTGGGTGAAGTCTCCGAGGCGCATGAGGATGTTCGTGAGGATAAGATGGAAACATACTGTGATAGTAATGGGAAACCATGTGGTTTTCCCTCAGAGCTTGCTGACGTAATGATTAGGTGTCTGCATCTCGGATCTATGCTAAAGATCGACCTTGGCTATGAGATGGCATCTAAAATGGAATACAATTACACACGCACATATAGGCATGGAGGTAAAAAAGCATGAATGATTCATTAGTGGTATTGATATCGGGAAAGATAGGGAGCGGTAAGAGCACTTTTGCCTCTATGTTGCAAAAACATCTCTCGGATAAATCTCAGATTTTAGCCTTTGCCACACCACTTAAGCAGTTATGCCGCGATGCCTTTCTCCCTGTTACATCCTACATCAATGAGCAGATTATTACCTACGGTGGTGTGCGAAGTCTTATTACCAGCGACGATAACTGGTGGGAAAATAAAACACAATTAACCAGGAAAGTTTTACAAATTGTAGGGACAGACATCGTCCGGAGGATTGATGATAGCTATTGGATCAAACAAGCTATCGCGGCTATTAATCAAAGCAACAAGCCTATTATTTTATTCAGTGATTGGCGCTTCCCAGATGAACATAGTCTAATAGACAACTCTTTCCCAACAATAACTATACGTTTAGAGAGGACCACCCCTATCGGTTTAGACGCCATTGTTGGTCACGTCTCTGAGACCTCTTTAGATGATTTTGTCTTTGATCATATATTAGATAACTCAGGCACGTTGTCCGATTTAGACAACAAGGCTTATAATATGGCATGCTATCTAATAAATGAGACATTACCATGAGTATTATTAATAAAATAAAAGTACTAGATCATGGGTACATCGGTCTTGTGGAGCACTGGGGATCTGATGAAGGAATTATCGAGGCGGCTCGTATGTCCACCGATAAAGGCTTCCAGGGATGGGGCCCTACCACCGAGTGTAATGTATGCCGTAAGCCGTCCGAGTTTATCGACAAGGCAAACTATCAGGATATTTGCGATAACCCGGATTGTGCCGGATTTTACACACTGACTCGGCCCGGTGATGAAAAACTGCTCGCGTACCTATATCGAAACAAACATGCAACACCGTTTGAGATGGCCGGGATGACCATAGAGATTCAGGCTCCTATTTTTGTATTCAGGGAATGGCATCGACACCGTACCCAATCGTATAATGAGCTATCTGCCAGATATACTCCTATCCCGAATTTGAATTATATACCGAGCATAGATCGGCTTATGCTCAACAATAATGGAACCAATAAGCAGGCAGGAACGATTGCAGAAGCAGCTAAGTTAACCAGGGATCAAGCCGTCGAGTTCAGAAATCACCTCGGGTATCTGTATGCCAATGCCGAGCGTGAATATCAAAATGCTCTGCATGACGGTATCCCCAAAGAATTAGCCCGTATATGCCTACCAGTGGGCCGATACTCCCGAATGAGGGCTTCCGCCAACCTACGTAACTGGCTAGGGTTCCTAACCCTCCGCATGGACCCAGCGGCCCAATGGGAAATACGCCAGTATGCTCAAGAGGTTTTCATTATGATCCAAGACAAGTTTCCGCGCACTGCACAACTCTTTTTGGAAGGGATTAGGAAATGAAATCGGATGAATTAGTTGCTGAGTATGAGAGCAGGACAGCCCGCGCCCGTGAGTCAGTATCCCTCATATCACGCGATAGGGCTTTAAATAGGGCTGCATCCAGCGTAACCGAGTGGTTGGAATCATTACCATCGGATGACTTAGGCTTTATGATCGAGTACTTAGCTAATAAAATAAAAAAGTAAAAATTTGATGATAACCCTGAGCAATCAGGGTTATCTGTCGAGTGTTTTTTAGCAGAGAAAGATTCCGAATATTCGAAGAATTTCGCACATACCCATAGTAAGACACCTCCTTCATCTATATTAGATTGTTCTTAGCACACATGAATTCCAATCAGACTGAGCAAATAGCACAGATTACCGAACAAACTAATCACCTCCTTTCATAAAAATAGACCTTTCGACTTCCCTTCTAAGCACTAACCCGGCTAACTTAACTCCACCGGCATATACCCATTTATTGAATTCCTCAGCAGCTTTTTCAAAATCCCCATGATTAGTATGCCGACGAAGTGTTGATCCTGCTAACCTAGTTCCACCCAGGTTATACGCAAAGCTAGCTAAGGCCTCTAACCGGTAACCATCTGCTTTTGGGCATAGAGTCTTTGCGACCCCCAAATATTTTTTTGCATCATACAACATGCGTGTTTCCGCTTGCTCTCTGCTCCATACCAAACCAGGGCCTATCCCTGGCCCTGTACTCCCGTAACCAATGGTCCATACCCCCGCTGGGCATAGGTACGACTTTAGACGTAGACCCTCAAAGGTGCGGATGATGCCCACTAGATTATTCACTTGGAATGCTTTCTGAAAACACGATCGACAAACCAGAAAGAAATGATCATAGAGAGAATACCCCAATCATCAGCATTCCATATTTTAGATCCGAAGTCTGGTAATCCTGTTGAGGACATCCAAGCATCATAGATTACCGTACCTTTATATACAGAGAATAATAGCATCCACCAATATGTTAGGAAGGGTCTGACAGTAGCGTTCAACCCATCCACCCATTTTACCCCAGTGAGTTGTCCCTGACTTTTAATTGCCTCCATATATGCGGTCATTTCACCGGTGATTTGTGCGCTCTCGGTCTGAGCATGCACTTTATCAATATCCTGTTTGGACCTAGCTAGATCTATATCCATTTGTAATTTGGACATTTTATATTCATGGTCACGGTCACCTTTAGCATTGACCATTTTAAAGATTTCCGGCACGAATCTAAGGAGTCCCCCGGAGAGCCCACCTAATAATGAAAGTATCATTTTACTTTCCTTCCGTTAATTTGTACATGAAGTTTTTGGCTATTAAGTGGGGCCACTGGCTGCTGTATTGGGCCGGCGGATGCTTTATAGATGTATACATTTTCATCCACACCATTCACTAATATGAACACGTTATTCCGTGGATCATATTGAAATCTACCATATGTTCCAGTTGCTATTTGATTTGGTGGTGTATATGCGCACGTTTGGCGAGTCCATTGTCTACTAGGTATATCTAGGGTATATGTGTTACCACCAACCCATCCGACTATATTCTCCATCTTTGTGTCGTACGCAACCCCAGGACCATAACCATTGATAATAGGGTCTCCTCCAGTGGTTACCCAATTATATGATACGTTAGTATCACCGGTAGGACGGTAAGCTAGTAATTCCCCGGAACCGAAGCTTAATAGTATCCGGTGATACTTGTTGAATATCATTTTCTGCGGTCCCCATGTATGTGGCCAGTAACGCACACGTTTCCAGCTATTAGCTGCCACGTTATACGCTAACAAATAATTAGGATCACGCATATAAACAAGATTATTTACTGGGTCATATGCACTGGAAAAGTTACAGCAGTTTGTCTCTGGACCTGGGTCACCTGTCGGCAACATGTTACTCCAAACCCCAGTGGTTGTATTAAAGATCCAAGTGACTGAGGTACCCCAGCCGTTTCCAGCTTTGGACCCCCCATATGCAAATAGTTTATTAGAACTAGTAAGAAATACTAACCCATCATATGTATGCCTAGATACGGGTTTGCCATCATTCATAGGGTCGGTCGAAAGTGTTGGCGGATCCGTTGGGTCGGTAATCCTACTCCAATTCAAAGTTTCAAGGTCAAATGTGTAGATTTCATTACCATAATAATCAGAATGACCTCCTCCCCAGATATAAAGTTTGCTAGTTGTAGTATCCATCGTCCCACCACTATAAGCCATAACGCCAGCACATCCCAACGCACCATGTATATTTGGAAATTGGGTCTCACTGGGGCATACAGTGCGCAGTTTAGTATTTTGTAGCTGATACCAATTATCTGGAGCCAGATTCTTTAACATTTGATTTCCATAGGAAATTCCGAGGCAACATAGGATCAATAAGTATTTCATTCTTCCCGCTTTCTTTATTTAGTGATTACTGCTTGGATACTTTGTAACAAAGTTAGCACACCGACCATTACGCCGATACCAGTAACAATTACGCTAATACTTCCAAATATTACGGCCAACTTAATCCCCTGCGAATGCAAAGTTTTTTGAAAGTCTTGTATAGATACTTTCAATGCTCCATTCTCTTCCTCTATCGAAGATATTTTTTCGGAATGAACATCTGAAATACGCTCCATAGTAGTAATTCGTGCTACCATTGATATAATCTCCTCTCTAGATACATCATTCATTTAATTGCCTTTAAAAAAATCTATGTAGTCTTTGGCCCTCTTTTTCCATGTCCAGTTAGTTACGATTTCCTCTCGATTTCTGGCCCCTGTCTCTTTGCACTTACTCGGGTTAGCACGCATTTCTAATATTTTTTCGATAAATTTTTCCCTAGTATCGATTAGGTACTCTGGCTGAAGTAATTCAGGAGCACACCCGATATTGTTGCTTATGCATGGGAGACCGCAAGCTGCGGCCTCGAAGAGAGGATTTGGGGTACCTTCTGGTTTGGAGATGTGTACATATAGGTCGGCATTGTTGTATACAGATGGCATATCCGATAAAGGAATAGCATTTCGATAATCGTTTTGTATCCATTCTATAGATACCATTTGTTCCACTAATGCTCTTCTGATGAATTCAAATGATGCTGAATCGTTATGTCCCCCCTTCTTACCAACCATTAGGACTTTAAATCCTTTATGTGGTATAGGGGCTGGCTTAAATAATCCCTCTTCCACTCCGTTCATGCAGAGTGTTAAATTTTCAAAGCCTTTCTCTAAAAAAATTTCATAAATTTTTCTGGAAACACATGTAATCTTTTTAAATTCTCGTAATCTTTTTTCTGAATTAGCTATACGATCAAATCCATAGCTGCAAATTGCCGTATGTAAGTTTCTGGGTGCCTTATATGAACCATACCAAGGCATAGCTAATGTAGCATTATAGCCCTTAGACATCTCTTCTTTGTACTGTGGATAGAAAACAATATCAATATTGAATACATCAGATAAATGTTTTTGCAGGGCCTTTGCTTTATTATGCCAGATCCAATTAGGGACATCTGGGATAATTAGGATTTTCGGAAGGTCCATAAAGTCTTTTTCCTATCAGCTATTTCTGTAGTTAACCCGTCAGAGCAGAAATCAATCAGGTCCGCATATTCGTTTTGATTACGAACTTGATTACAATATAATATAACTCTTCCATTCTTATTTAGCTTAAGAACGAATGATTTAAAAAGCTTTAATAGATATTCACGCCCCAGGGATATATTAAGTATCATATCTCTAACATTATGATGCTTATGAAAATCCTTCCCAACTAAACATGGCTCCATGGCCATTTCTAATGATCCCTGTAAATTAATTAAGTCATATCCAGAGGATGAATCATCATCAAGGAAACCATCCAAGCCATAGTATTTAACCGGAAGATCTTGATACTCATGGCATACTCTGGAAAGTTTTTCGTACTCGGCCCCCATAGCATTCTCCACGGGAGAATCTATCCCTAGTATTTTATTGTCATAGTGGCGGCATAGTTCTAGAAATTCTCCCGGTCCTGGGCCTATGTCTACAATGGACAGCCCACCCTTAGCTATCTCAGGAGCTAATCTCTCGATATAATCTTGCTTTTCTTTTAACCGCACTGTCCGATTATATTTTTTAGCAATATACGGATCTTTTTTTAACTCATTAATAATCGCATCGGGGGCATTAAATGTTAACATCTATAATCTCCTCGAATTTCTTTACCCAATGTTCCATGGTAAAGTTATCCGCAATATCTTTCTTGCCATACTCCGATAGTTTGATTAACTCCATAGGGTCAGATAGATAATACGAGATACGATCAACAATTTGTTTATCAGTCAATGAAGTTAAATCAATAATATGTCCCTTAAACCACGCCTGACGCTCATCCGGTATATCACCGGCGACTACGGAGCCACTGGCCATTATTTCAGGATATTTTGCTAAGGCATATTTGTATACCGAGGAGCAAGTTAGTACAATTTTAGCCCTTGAAAGGTATTCGGCAAACCTATTTAATTGCACTGATGGATCATTTATCCTATACCCAGGGTGTTTATAATGCACGCATCTGTATTTCTTTAACGCCCCAGAGTGTAGTATCTTCGCGAGACGTGATCTGAATGGATAAATATTAGCAGCTAATATCCCTGCTAATAAGATATCAATATCTTTCTTCCCCCGATCGTAAAACACGGTAGTATCGATGTGGTGTGGGATATGATAGAATTTATACACACTCGGTAAGCTGAACTTATTAATATCATTCGCATGATGACAAATCATTATTTTTGTACCTGAGTTTATAATCTCGGCGGTCACTTCTTTTACTCGATACATTTCGTTATAAATTAAAACCTTAGGAACATCCGGTATTAAAGCAAATCCTGGAATAGATGTGGGTTTATACCAAATCACTAAATCAGGATTGTATTTAGTAACCGATATACGCGCACTAGTGAAATTGGGGAAACCAGGCCCGTCATTTATAACTACATGTGTTTTACCTAGTTGTTCTAGGTATTGTAATCGAGACCTAGACATCTTAGTATCATGATACATTTTTTTACAAAGGAATAAAATTTTCATGGACGTAATGTTATTGTGGTTGGGGTTGTAGTATAAGATGTTCCTGTTGTAAAGGTATCTATGAGTATTTTATCAGATGCTTGGTCGTATACGGCCCTCACTGGGATGTAAGTCACGCCCCCGTCATTCGATACGAATAGTATAAACCCCTGATCAAATGCGGATCGTGCATCTGATGGAAAAGCTGCATCACTGGTAAAAGTGATTCTTAGTGGCATTACCGCAGTGATACTTGCGGTGAATTGCGGAAGGTACATCGTAATCCAACCGTCAAGTTTTTGCCAGTAGATGGTCGAGCTACTTTGTAGCACGGCAGCATTATCATATAAATGCGCAGAAAAGTTACCAGTCAGTTTATTGATAAATTTTCTAGTGGAGCTTTCCGCTAGGTCATCCGCATCTTTTCCGCTGAAATAAAGATTAGTTCCTCCTTCTGGTAAATCATCCGTATCTTTACCACTGAAGTACTTATTCGTACTTCCCTCAGGTACATCGTCGGTATCCGTTACCGATACGCCGGACATGTATTTATTGGTCGAGCCTTCTGGTAAATCATCCGTATCTTTACCACTGAAGTACTTATTCGTTGCGCCTTCTGGAAGGCCGTCTGTATTGAGAGCAGCCGCCCCAGCAAGCGATACCCATCCACCAGATACAAACTGAAACATGGCAGCGGCACCATTATTTACATAGGCCCCGTGAATGATTTTTCTGGCCCCGCTCGCATTAGATATCGTGACTCTCCGTCCTGTAAAATCAGGTCCGACGGTAGGCAAAGAGATAGCGCCATCAACGAATGGCCCACCAGTATCGCCGGTTAGACGCATAAAAGCCATGGCCACGCTTGTAGTATAGGAAGAAGAATTCGCCGATTCCAACCAAGGCCCGTCAAAACTGACTAACTCGCCTCTCGGAGTATTAATTGCAATAGTCCCGGCACGTCCAGCATGTACACGTATAGCCTCTTCAAGCTGATGCCATCCCGCGACTTGATCTGCCGTCCCACTTACCGCTAATGTAAGCCCGGCTCCTTCGATCGTTCTGGCTATCTCCTCTTGAAGCGCATTCATTGCCTTAGAGTTGATTACTGTAGCGGGTGGTGTCCCTTTATACAATCCTGCCGCATCGTCTGGTCCTTGTGTCCTATGCATTTTATCCCCTTTAAGAATATGTAACGAAGGTGTGCGCTGGTTTTAATCTTTCAATCATACTTTTAAATTTATCCACCAAAGCGCCTGTTGTTGGCTCTGCTGTAAATTCTATATTCCAGATTAGATTGTTCCCAACATCATTAACGCGAGCAGTATCTACTCTGGCGGTATCTACTCTGGCCGCCTCCAGCGTAGATCCCTCTGTAATAGTTATGGTTAACCCGAGCGTTTCGGCTAAGTTAATAAAAAAAGCCCTACTTTGGCCACCGGAGTTAATAACTTTTGCATATACCACCTGTTGTCTATCCAGTTCGGATTCACCCCCTAATGGGAGTTCGTCGGGCAGTAGAAAATTACGTTCCCACGCTGGGAGTAGTAACTCATTGGTTGTTTTACGCGGGTCCGATTCATCTAGCAGTTTTAATCCTAATCGATGGATTCTCACCATTTCTACCGCGAAAGCTTGAAGAGTATTATGAAACGTAGTATTAAGTCTTGTCCAAAGTACACCTACCGGTAAAAGGTTAATCATCATCGATTCGTACCAAGAAATACGATGTGATTCTGGGTTCTCATCTACTCGAATGGTCAGTGAAGAAGTCACACTTCCGCCAGGGCCCTCAGCGAGAAGAGAGTAGGTGGTAGTTTCAAATAGTGGCCCCACTATCTCGGATCCATTAGCGCCTTTAGACCCAGACCATCCACCCGATGCGTTAGTGGTATCAACATTGATAGTGTCCCAACTAAGTGTTGCCTGACTACCATATGGAATGAATAAATCATTAGATTCAAAATTCAAGATTGGGTCGATGGGCTCAAATCCTGTACATGCTTCGGGTAGACCCTGACCCTCGACTTGAAAATTCCTTATGATCGCATTAGCGCCAAGACCTTCCAACTCAAAATCAATTATACCTCCAGCATCGGTTACGTTATTCAACGTAATGCCGGTATCAGTACCCTGAAGAATTCCATCAATGAAGACACTTACATTCCAGGTATCTACCCCTGTATGCGTAAATTCCATCTCTACTAGCTTCGGAAGATCTGATGATAAAAACCCTGGGATAGATGATACCCCATTTCCAGGAAAATTAAAAGTTATTGTCCCTAGGAATGCATGACATGAAAGCACTGCGAATTGATACGACCCGTTTAAAAACGCAAAGCCAACGAATGCCCCTGGCGGCTCTGTAACTATTTCATGCAAAAATAAATGGGTTTTAAAATCATTGGTCGAGCTAATATTCAAACCAAAATCTGTAATGAATGCTGGTCCGTTAAATGGACCTGACCAGTTCATCCCATCCGGGATATATACTATATCAGCATCAACAAATGAAAGTGGTGGTTCGGATAACAAATCATGAAAGAAATACGTTTGGCCTAGTGGACATGGGTACGACATCTACATGTCTCCAAAAGTAATAGTCCCGAGCACCGGATAATCAAAACCAGTGAAGGTTATGTTACCTATTGTGACAGGGGAACCATCTACAGAAATATCGATGATCTCATAATCAAGTAACCCGGAAGTTAGTACCGCTTCATGGATATGAGAGATCAAAAGGGTGCCACCCGGGACAGCATCATCCCGGAACATCTCCCCTAACGTAGTTGTAATAGCATTTCTAAGTGCTAAGGTATTCGGGGAGATATTTATCTCGAAAGTAACTTCACTAGATACGATTGGTGATACTGTAACATCAGCCGTCACTGGCCTAACTACATCAATATACGATTGTACATCTGCGATTATCCCGGCATCTGGTACAATTGTGGATGTCCCAGTAACAATCACAGCTACCGTACCAAGACCATAATAATTTGGGTACACATAAGCATTGAGCACTCCGGCCACTGATCTTGCCCATGTAACGTAATCAGATGCAGATCCACCCGCTGGTGGGTTCTGGATTCGCGCTAGAATCCTAGCTCTAAATGGCTCATCGGTCTCTAAGTCGGCCCCGCCAACCGCTGCTACCTCCATATTTACTTCGGAGTCAATACCGACGATACCAGTATTAAGAGTTAGTACCGTCCCGATAGATGTATTTCCAATTTCTCCGGGTGATTTAGACAGCGCCATTACATTAGCTATACCACTGGTGATGGTGCTTTCTTCGGTGGTTTCAAATTCAATTCCATCGTCGCGATTGACGATGGTGCCACTTGGGATTATTGTTCCATCTGGTGATCCAGTGAATTGTACTGTACCTTGCGCGAAGGTAGCGGCTAATCGTGGGGTACCCCAGATATTCCCATGCCTGTCTAGGTAAGCCGATTCGGCGGTATCTACAAATAGCTGCTCAGAGAGATAACTCAGGAATCCATGTAAAATATGCACGGATGCCGCGAATACCCTAGCCAAAATTGCTAACATTGATCGACGTAAGAGAGACGCGCCGCCAGTAAGACGTGAAGTTATATCTGATTCTACACGAGTTACCAATGTAAAAAGTGATGGCCTTATCCATGGCATGATTAGACCCTTTCAAAAATCTGGGCTTGCCAGTTATAATAATAACGAAAATTTATCGAGTTACCTAATGCAGGCTTGGTTACTTTAACAATAAAGTCGATAGACTCCTCAGACAAACTAGCAATAGTCACATCAATCGAGGATGCAACACCATCGTCAAGCATCCACTGAAGGGATGCACTTGCGGCAGCTTTAAATTTCTCCCTAGTATTGGAGGTTACTTTTTCTCTGAATAAAAGCCATAATTTTGAACCTATCGCATCCTCCTGAGTTACGTCCCCCCACCATCCGCGTAAATCCCGCGAACCATCTGGGGGAATGCTGTCTTTCTCGGCCCGTTGATCTGAGAACAACGAAAGAATTATAGCCGTTTCCAATCCCAAATCAATTTCTAGATCGGAGTTCTTGATATTAAGGGCACCCTCTCCATCCTCTAAAGCGATACGAATATCACCGAGATCCATCACTCACCCGCCTTGAATCCGCCCTCTGGGCCCGCACTAGTGTGTCGTATCGTTTCAACAAACGATGGTGGAGTTGGGATATATCCCTGCTCTATGCTGGGGGCTTCGGTGCTGGGTCTAAATCCCCCCATTGGACTGGATACATAGCGGCCTAATTTAAGGCCCCTGACTGGTAAGTTTTCAATGGCGGGTTTCGGTATAGTATCCTCTGGCTCCTCGGGAGGAGGTTCGACAATAACTACATCACCGAAATAGAAGGCACCTATGCCGTGAGTATTGGTACGATCCGGTCCTCCAAACAATCCTTTGGTATATCCAGTAAATGTACCTGAAGCGTTTATCGTTATATCATTTACACCAGAATCAGTAGCAAGTACTTGCTCTACAAATGCGTTTCTATCGGAGGAATAGTCGGGCAATACTGTAGGCTCAACCCATTCAAACTGACACGTATCGAATACTAGATCGGTGGGTGTTGCATAGGATACAACATTAAGTTCCGGGATGCTAAATACAGAGTTTGCAAACTCTGCAGATACGTTTTCGTCATCACCAAAATACATAGTTCCTTTTGAAACAAAAACTGAATTTTCTCCCAATATCTGGCCATCCGCTGCCATCGAAACGCCCATATCATCTTCATTTTCAGATAACGCATTCAACCAGCATCCAAGAAAATTAGCAGTTTCGCGTCCTCTAATGACCTGACCCAAAGACTTTGTATATATATTTCTAAGCTCGATATTGTGATTATAATTACCAATTTGCAAATTACCGATAGATATGATCCGACCATCAGATAAAATAACCGATTCTGGGTCCATATCCTCGGTGGGTGGATCTATTTTAACAACCAAGCCGGTAGCAAATCCAATACTCCATGGATTATTTATATCTGTTGAAATTATTTCTACTGATGATTTGATCGGCATTTCAAATACGCCAGGACTAGTTTGATATGCCGTTGAGTTTGCAACAGTAAATAATCTTGATCCAGAAAGAGAGCACACATTACCACTAGCTGTATTTGATCCTAAGAAAGTATGAAATTGTGCAAAGTTAAATCGGTTCTCCAATGAACCGTCTCCTACAGTGCTATAGCTTTCATTTATATTCACATAATATGTAGTCATTGTATCCTCATAAATTGATGGTTCACTTTCGCCGTTTGAAATACTCACTGCTATAAGATGATTCTCATTAATACTTCGGTCAACCCCTGCTGAAGCATCATCTTCCATATCCCAATCACCAAACAGGGAGTCGGTTTCCACAACTATATCCGAGGCCATTTCTAAAGCAATTTCTTCTTCAGTCAACGCCTTACTCCAAGCCCTAGCTCCTCGGAACTCAGCATCGATGTACTCATTAAATGGGTTATTCCCAAACTGAATGGTAGTGCCCGTAACCGCGCCGAAATCACCAAAGGATGCTATATTTGCACCATCCTTCCAAAGGACATATGCACCACCCGATGCACGTGTAATACCTACATATGCCCACGCACCTAGGGTTAACGGCACTGATCCACTAATATTCATTCCAGAGGCGAACATATTCAGGTTTAGTCCATCGATACCGGTACGGAGTACTGCACTCTCTGGGTATGTATCTCCTACTTCGAATATGGTTGCGTATGCCGAAACATTAGTAATGAGTTTCACCCATACCATAACGGTAAAAGGATTGTTACCTATAGCCGGGCACGAAATGGTTCTTTTTAAGGAGTCCGACCCGGAATTTATTCTTATTGACATTAGGTTATTGTCCCTATTCCCGGCCCCGATACCCCGCCGCCAGGCGTTACACCTGACACGCTGGCAACAGTAATAATGGCCGTTGTTTGTATATGCAGCACAAGTGCATCGCAGAGAGCATCCACAAATTTAGTGTTGGGGGCTCCCGGATCGAATATAAATCCCTGGCCCGAGAGAGTAGTCTTGATCGCTGTTGATAACGCGGGCCCATTCATACTTTTATTGCTTTCACTTTTAACGATACGTCCGCATGGGGAACTCCTGTGAAAGGGTCTAGGCACTCCCCGGTTACTACACCTGCAGTTGGGGCTAGGGCTGTCCCATCACCAATGCTTATGGTTCCATCCAGGGCCAGTTTGATCACAGCCCCGAAAGCATTGTAAACAGCTACTTCCCCCTCTGAAAGCTTCACTCGATATGTACCGTCATCCACCATAATGGCTACTGGCCTTTCTTTGTCGCCCCCCATAAAGGTAACCAATACTTGCCCACCCGGCTTGGGAAAACTTGTGAGTCCAAAAGATTGTAGTCGATCAGTGTCGGAATGCTCTTGTCCATTTACCGTAACATCTATTGTCTGGACCGCTGGGGTGTCGTTAACACCTGTTACCACCCCTGGCGAAATCATGCCATAAATACGCCTTTTGAGTGGCGCTATCCATCTTTCTAGTTCTATCCAGCCCATAATCCGATACCTTTTTGTGATTTTAGGGAATCAGCCGCAATAGCCCTAGCCCCGTCGAAAGAATCCTTACGTTCTAGCGTCAATATAGTCTTAGACCCCTCATCAGCAGAGAGGTTAAATGCAACCCCCGTAATCAAGAGAGTGTCCCGTAAATACAGCGGGGGTATGTCTACGGCTACCAATTGGTTACATTCCCACGGTATATTATTGGTTTGAACCCATCCAGCGGTAGTTACATCAAATGACTGGGAAGCCGCTGCTCGGTAAAGCGCCTCCATAGCCGCACGTTTTTTATCATCTGACGTAGAGGAGACTACCATAGTACGCGCAGTACGAGCTACCTCCCTATCCTCGTATTTAGATGATATTACTTTACCCCATAGCTGAGATCCGGCCCCCACATCCGTTCGATAAAAATGAAACCGATTTGTAAAATCATAAGACCCCGAGGCATCTAGCACATTCACACCGTATTTAAGAGAATCATTTGTCTGCGATGATCCGGTCTTGGTGATGAGCAAAGATCCGTCCTCATCGGTAGTGAGTATAACCCCGCGTTGTTTAGCTGCTCGGTCTAATGCTTCAAAAACAGTTTCACCGGGTATTATCGCGAAAGCACTAAACTTTTTACCAGTATCAGTAGAAATCCTAGGTACTATTGTAAATGGCCCACAAAGTTTTTTTGCTATTTCGAAAATATTTTTGTTTCGCAATGCTTGTGTGAAAAGATTTCCTTTTTTATCAAGTACACAAGCTGAATCTATTAGATCGGAAGTGATATCTCGTCCACGAATTACTACCTCATGAGCATCGGGAGAAACCGATATAGATACTGAGTCAATATACCCAGTCATTATTTTATAGAGATCTATATAAATATCACATTTTTTTTGTGTAGCAAATCGCCAATCCTTACCAGATTGTGTATCAACTAACGAAATCTCGAATGAACCAGACAGAGCATTTAAGGATCTTTGAACAACTGCGGATGTCCATCCAGTATATGATATTCCGTCGATTATCACCCTAATCATTAGTCAATACCTTGATCGGAACATCATTAGGTATGAATCCGGGGTGAGCAATATGATTACGTAATAAAATGTTGGATTCACTACCCACATTACCATACAAACGGTAGCTTAGCACAAGCGCTGGGGTGGTCTCTGGGAGCGTGACTTCTATCACGCTTGGTAAATCCACAGATCTAGTGTTTATATCGCGCTCTACCTGCGCGCGCAAATCGGCCATAGACTCAAAAATATCATCCGTGATATCTGACTCTTGTAGGCTATCTATGGCATCGAAAAGTAGTTTGCGGAAACTAAATGCTTCTTCGGTGGAGTCAAAAGAAATCAGCGATAGCATGTGGGCACCCTGAGCTATTGCAGCGCCTATAATCAAAGAATCTATTTGATTTGATGCATCGGAAGATGGATTTGTACCGGATGAATATTGAAAAAAGTTAGCTAGTTCTCCGAAAGATTGCTTAACATCTGGTGTGGTGTCGCTGTCATTATCAATAGTTAGAAAACCGAATGTTAAAACAAAAATTATTTCATTGGCTAGTGCCTCAGCATCCCCCACAAGAGTAGAGACAGCGCCACCAATATTTTGTATCTCAGATGCGAAAGCCGGGGCTTGAGACACAAGTTTCCTAGCTGCTCCTATTGTTTCTACTGCTTGGTTTACTTGGCTTAGTACCGCTTGCGCTTTAGCATAGGGCAATGAAACAAAATCAAATACTTTTTCAAAGTTTGTTTTTTGTGTTAAGAGTGCTTCATTTGCTGAGAGGTAAACTTTAGTACTCGTATCTATTGACGAGATGAATGGAATTAATTCACCGACCTCCACGAAAGACATAGAAATGCGTACCATACGCATCTCACTACGATCATGACGGGTACGGACACTCTCGCAGTGTACATTGAGGGTTCCATAGTATGGATGTACAAGTACCCCGGTACCAGCTTGGGAACAAGCATTTTGAAGACTATCCCTTTGTTCTAGATAATCATCACCTAACAAAAACGCTTCGACGGTGAATCGGTTCGCCTTCTTACCTAAGTTTTCAATGAATGGTTTGTCACGTGCGGGCGCCTCATGTATTACAATACGTTGAGCGCGCTCATCATCCCCAGATTCTATCTGAAATGGAACTCCACGAAAGGATCCCTGCTGATATCTATCACGCCATCCCATACATTACCTCGGGTAAGCTAAACCCATGCTGATATCTGTATTCAATTGCATACCTTTTGTAGTCTTAGTTTCTACTTTACTTCCTGGTGGAACGCCTTTCAGCGTTACATCAACCTGAACCTTCTCCGGGCCTGTAGGTGCGGTTAGTATCGGGGCTTTCACCCCGCTAAATGGATTGCTGGCCTCGAATCCTTTGTGCATCGCGCTTACTTTTTCAGACAACGGGGTGACACTACCAGATTGGTCTAATAGTTTCCTAGCTGTAGATCCTCGCTGGAGTCCCTCTGTTCCTACAGCATCGGCAGATTTTTTTGCTTGCCAGAAAGCAAAGGCACCTATAGCGGCAAGACCGGCAACAAGAGAAAGTATAGGATTACTTACAATGGCGGTTGATAAAATCGGGAGTACATCGGAGATAAAAATAATGGCTCTACCAACATTTTTTAATGCAAGAGTAAGTTGACCTAATGCTATTAAAGCTCCTCCGCCAATAATAGCAGTAGCAACCCCAGTAATTAATTTACTGGAATTTTCTCCGTTCGAATTAAATGCTTTCAACTCCTTATTCAAAAATTTAAATGTGCTTGTTAACGGTTTGAAGTCACTGGATTGTAAAGATAGTTTAAATAATTGCCATTGCCCTAAAGTGGTCTGCAGTTGTCCTTGAAATCCTTTTTCGATAGTGCCTCGTGCGTTACCTGATTCTGCAAGTGCATCATCGTAATCTTTAAGATTTCCAATCAATGCTTGCACCGCTTTTCCGTCTGAGGCACCGAATAATTCTGCGAGTCTTTCTTGTTGCTTCAAGAGTGTAGGGTTCCCTTGATGCACGGCCTCATTAACAATAAGCATATATTCTTTAAGTGCATCGCCACCGTTTTTTGTAACGGCCTCTAATCTTTTAGACACATTAATCCCAGGGCCTTCTAAGAATTTTTTTTGAACTGATGGATCTACAATACTCTCATAAAGTTTTGAAAGTGTTTTAGTAGCCTGTGTAGAGCTACCAGTCTGAGATCGTACAACTTGTAAGGCCGCTGATACTTGTCTTAATGAGGCAACACCCGTCCCTCCTAAAGATTTAGCAGATGTTCCAGCCTTACCTAGCAATTCATTTAATTCGGAGATGTCTAAGTTAGATGATCCTAACTGGGCAACTATATCAAGTGCTTCTGACATATCACCGGAAGCAATTTTAAAATTGCTTCCAAGAGTAAAAGCAGAAGCAGCCAATTCTGAGACAGGCTTACCGAACGCTGTAGCGGCTTTAGCTACATTGGGGAGTATCGATAAAGTTTCATTTAAATTAAAACCGGCATCCCCAATAGTATCAATCGCAGGAATTAAATCTTCCTGGCTTTGCAGCGTATCCTTTGACATTTGTTTTAATGCCGTGGATACTTGTTTAATCTGTGCCGGATTAAACCGTTCTGTGAACGTAAGTCTGTTCAATGCCGATTCAATTCGTAAAATTTGTCCAGGCACGACATTTAATCCAGTAACCAAGGACGCACCTAAACCAGCCCCTAATAATCCTGCACCAGTAATACGTAGTTTTTTACCTATATTGGATACACGACTTGAAAATGAATTTATTTGTTGACCTAAGGCCCCCAACATTGGGGAGAATCTATCAACCCCAGCTATGATAATTTTAATTGGAGCGGGACCGGCCACTGGAAGTTACCTCGGATGCGCGTTCGATCCAGAACGCTAGATCGTGTACATCGAATTCCCAGATTTCACTCGGTGGGAAGTGGAAAATATAAGCTAGTTGCCCGACAATCCTTTTCCAATCGTCGGGCCAGAACCTAAAAAATATCCGAGTATCTCCGCTGCTCGGATATAATCGTACCCATCTAGTTCTTCGATAAGATACAATTCTATACCGGTGAGGCGTGAAATTAAAAGCATATTTGCATCTTGATCAAGTTCTGCGGACATTCCTTGAAAATCTTTTGCTTTTACACGCCTAGAAAAAACAAGAGTAGTAACATCTATATCTCCTTTTTTTATTGGGGAGGTAAGTACGTATTTAATTGGCTCCATTCTATACCTCTTCGGCGCGAACGCCTTCCATGCGGAAATCTATTTCAGCCTCGGCCGTCTCTTCTGAGGACTCCCCAGCGTATACGGCGTCCTGGAGGACGAAAGTTTTGCCATTGGCTTTTCTGGCCGTCACCGTAGCACCTTCGGCGCTCAATAGCGCGCGAACATCTAGACCGCTGGAGTCCATGATCTTACCCGAAATGTAAGGTACCGTGGCCTCCTCTTTGTGTCCAGCTACACGACCATCAGCCAGGGTCACCATGGTTTTCTTAGGTACCCCATAACCAAAAGTGAAATCACCCTTGGCGTCCATCAAGACACCGTTAATTTTGATTTGAATAAATCCCGCTCTTTTTGCCATCGATCACCTCTTATAGTTTAAATTGGAACGTTGCGGCACCCACAACAAATTGATTCACCAGATCCGGGCGAACTAAGAAATTCAAACGGTCTGGATCCGACAGATCTCGTTCTACAACCAAATCTTGTTTGAATTGATCTAAGTTTTCAACCAGTCCAAGCAGTTCCCATTGACGAGCTAATGTCATAGTCTCCGCTTTAGCATCCGCTGGGGTTAAGAATTGCTGTCCGGGTGGTACAAAAGCCCCATCACTGGCAAGTTTGGCTCGTGGATATTTGCTCAGGAATAAATTACGATGTGAGTATCTGAGATACATCAGGGTAAACATGGTTTCCGCGCGTAGATATGCCTGGTCGGCAGCATTAGCCTCATTCTTCTGATACATCGTAATCGCACGGCCGATTTGAATACGGCCACCAGGGCCCATACCTACGGTAGAAATACCTGCGTGAAGCAGGTTGTTTTGTTCTTCGAACGTACGCCGATCCTCAAGGGCCGGTTGTTTTGCGCCAACTCCGAGCAAGTCCTGCCGAAATTGTGGCTTGGCTGGATCTAACTGAGCGGAGGCCGCTTCTTTGCTGGCCCA